TAACGGAATTCGTCCCGGACGGAACTGCTAAGCGTGATGCTTACCATATCGCCATGGCCAATCTTAGGAAAGCCATAGAGCGATTGGAAACGGAACTTCGGGGAACGTACGACCCATTGGGTAATACGATTTGCAAAGATCAATATCGGGACCTTCCCATATGGAAAATTGCATACCTCGAAGAGCCTCTACCTGAAGATTCCTTTCGTGAACAGGATTTTATCCGGTTCTTCGACGGAACTAAGGTAATGGAGACCAGAGCGGGAGTTGATAGTCGATTCGGCCGTCTACTCTTCCTCTGGGCATCCATCGAGTTCCGAGAATGGAAACGGGATTCCAAGGCATTGCCTGTGGAAGCCGTTCCAATCTCGGAACCAGGAGTTAAGTCTAGAGTGGCCACCAAATCATTGATTTGGGTCAATCTTTTCTTATCTCCAGCCTCTCACTTCATCAAGGACATCATGTTACGGATTCCTGGATGTCGTGTAGGGCTTAAGGGCTCAGACCATGCCTGGAACTTTGAGGCCAGCTGGGGCCGTCATTGTGACAGGTGGGACGCCCTTGATGCCGAATGTATCTCAACGTCAGATCTGACCGCAGCGACAGACTACCTTGAGCATAACATGGGCATTACTGCTATGAAGAGTTTTCTCGATGGGGTAGGTATAACCGGGCCCGAAAGAGAATACCTTGATGCAGCAATAGTACTTAATGCTTCGAAGAGGTTATTACTTGATAAGCCTTCGTCTTTCGTTAAGAACGGAAAGATTCGAAACATTAAGACTTTTCGTAAGTATTCTAAGGAAGATGGTTTTGTCAAGGACACTACCACCTACAAAGGAATAACTTACTCGGGATTCGTCACTCGCAGGGGACTCCTAATGGGAGAGCCGCTTACGAAAATGATGCTATCCTTGTTCTCTATAGCCGCGGAGAGATCTGCAAGAGCAAGTACTCTTACAATCCACCCGAGTCTTAGAGATTTCCAATTAAGTCGTTGGACCCGGCACATCTATGCATGCGCAGGCGACGACCATATTGGCATCGGGAAATTTGGCTACCTCTCCCAGATTCCAAAAATTTTGGAATCGTGGTCAGGGGTAATCTCTTGGGATAAGTATTGCATCTCCAACGTGGGAGCACATTACTGCCAAGATTTCCTGTTACTTCCGAGGCCGGGCCCACGATACGCCATACGCCCACAGGACGTTCTGGCTAAGGCGGGGATCCAACCTCCGAAGTATAAAATCGACCACATCCCGTTACGGTTTCTGTCTGATAGGCGGAAGACCGGACCGGAGGTGTTCGAGGAAACTAATCCGTTCCCAGGGAAGGCAAAAGCCCTTACCGAGCTACTAGCTTGGCAACGCGCTGATTTGCACTGGGTCTACTCTATAGTATTACTACAGAAGTTAGGCCTAGGACGCTGGTTTCCAGCGGCCTACCTGAAGGATTATAGAACCTATGTACCGCAGATTTACGGAGGTCGTGGTATTACCACACCCCGGTATCTTGAGAACTTACTAAGTCCTCAAATGCAACACTGCATTGCGTCCATAGGGGAAAGAGCCACTCGAGTCGCGAATTCCTCCGGAAATTCACGGAAAGTCCGAGGAATCGTGCTCGATGGATCGAATTCGGATGTCCGCCTGCAAGAAGTCCACATCAACTCATTGAGTTATGAGGAAGTCTTGAAGGCGGTCAACGAAGAATCTCTAGCTACTTTTGGGAGCGTGTCCTACACGGCTACCCACAAGCAGCTTAGAGACGACTTCATGACAGTTTCGTCTCTGGATATTGTATCGCAGAAGATCGAAGTCGCCATGAAGGCATTCTCAGGACCGACTGTCCTATCTCGAAGGCAGCTCTCTTACGAAAGTCGTATGAGAGCGGTCGCACGAGCGCAGGATGTGGTTTTCAATCTCTCCACCATGGAATTCCATGATGGCGAGAAGTTATCACATCTCCTCGCGATGAGGAACGGGCCTCACCGTGAGGAACGGTATGTCAGGAGAAGTGACGTGGAAGGATACCTACCCAAGGGATACGTACCTTCTTTCACTATTCCCGTAACCTATTTCGGCGGCTCCATGAGCCGGATCGAAATGGGAGACCGGGTTTTACCCCAGATGCGGCCGCCTAGCGTGATCTCGGCCCCTATTGAAAGGGACTCGATAAGCGTGAGCGGTACCGAACAAGACCATACAAGTCTTGGTTCGTTCTCAATGTAATACATTGGGACGAATGGGTTTTAATTGCTTGTCCTTGACAGCAAACACCTATCAAATCCTGCCCGGTGGGCTAAGACCGGAGGTGCTTAAAGC